ACGGGCGGCAAAAACACCATCATTGGCGGCTACAACGGCAACCAAGGCGGCTTGGACATCCGCACGAGCAGCAACTACATCGTGCTGTCGGATGGTGATGGGAATCCAAGAGGATATTGGACTAGCGCGGGAACACTCGTAATTCCCCAAACTTACAATGACACCACGGCCAATGCCGCCAATATGCAGATTGATTCTGCCGGTGTGGTACGGCGTTCAACCTCATCGCTACGTTACAAAACAAACGTTAAAAATGCCACGCACGGCCTTGCTGACGTACTAAAACTTCGCAGCGTAACCTATAAAGGCAAAAACGACGGTGATAAAGTTTTTGGCGGTTTGATTGCCGAAGAAGTACATGACGCAGGACTGACTGAGTTTGTGGTTTACGATAATGACGGACAGCCTGATGCGTTGGCTTACGGCAATATGGTCTCCGTTCTGATCAAAGCCATCCAAGAACTCAAAGCCGAATTTGATGCCTACAAAGCATCCCACCCATAAGGAGTAAACAATGGAAGACAACAAACCCACTGCTGAACAAATTGCCAAGCACTACAGTGCAGCAATGGACAGCGTAGCCCTCATCAACGCCGGTAAGCCGGAAGGCATGAGCGACGAGGACTGGGCCGATTGCGTGAAGCGCAACAAGGAACACCTCAGCATCATGCTTGCCAAGGACTTCTGGACGAACGAAGACCTCAAGCCGCTACAGGATGCCGCCAAGTGATCAAACTAGACCTCGACATCAACGAAGTGAACTTCATCCTCTCGCTGCTCGGTGACTTGCCAAGCAAGACGGGGGCGTGGCCGCTGATGGTCAAGATCAAGGAGCAGGCCGAGCCACAGGTTCCGCCTTCGGAGCCGGTACAATAAATCTAGGGGTAGTCTATGGCTAACCTTTTTGACTCTGCGAATTATCCGACCCGAGAGCCGACCGCTCTGCAAGCGGGCGATCTCTGGGCGTGGAAGCGCACCGATTTAGTCACGGACTACCCATCGTCGGCCTATAGCCTTTCGTACATTGCGCGTCGAGAGATCACGGGCGAGAAGATTGCTATCTCGACCACCGGCTCGACCGAGGCTTACACGGTCTCGGTTTCCTCGACGACGACAGCCAACTACGAAGAAGGCCGGTATCACTGGGTCGCATACATCACCCGTACCTCGGACTCTGCCCGTATCGAAGTCGACAAAGGCGTGTTCGAGGTTGCGCCGAACCGCTCGACCAGTTCAGCCGATCCGCGCTCGTTCGCGCAGATTGCGCTCGATAATATCGAAACGTACTTAAAAGACCCGACCAACCTTGCAGCCGCGTCCTACTCGATTGCCGGACGCTCGCTCTCGCGCTGGAATCGTGCCGACCTTTTGACCGAACGCGAACGGCTCAAGGGTGAGGTGACGCGAGAGCGCAGGGCCGAACAGATCGCCAAGGGATTGGGAACTAACGCCACCATTCGCGTGAGGTTTACGGCATGAGTCTACTCGACTATTTCAAAAGACAAACGCCAAAGCCTCGCAAGCGATCCTTTGACGCAGCAAACACCGGACGACTTTTCTCCGACTGGCTTGTTCAAACCAAAACCGCCGACAGCGATCTACGCTATGCACTTAAAGCCATGCGTGCTCGCTCGCGTGATCTCTGTCAAAACAATGACTATGCGCGACGGTATCTTGATCTCGTAGCAACCAACGTCGTCGGGCCGCGTGGCATCACCTTACAGGTGCGTGCGCGTGAGCAGACGGGTGCGCTCGATCAAGTAGCGAACCAACAGTTAGAGGCGGCGTTCTATGCGTGGGCGCAGCCTGGCGTCTGTACGGTAGACGGGCGGTTGTCGTGGATCGACGCACAGCGCGTCTTTATCGAGAGCGTAGCGCGAGACGGCGAGTGCTTTGTGTTGTTCGTAGAGGACAATGCAAACCCATTCCGTTTTCGCTTACAGTTCATCGATCCCGATCTTGTCGACCAAGACAAGAACGAGATTCTTGCCAACGGCGGACAGATTCGCATGGGCATCGAGATAGATTCCTCGGGCCGTCCGGTCGCTTACCATGTGCGGGTACGTCCGCCCGATGATTATCAGATCGGCACGACGAACCCCAAGACGGAGCGCATTCCAGCCGAGCGCATGATTCACGCATTCCGCGTGGATCGTATCGGCCAGAATCGCGGCAGTCCGTGGACGGCCACCTCGATGACGCGACTGAAGATGCTCGGCGGTTACGAAGAGGCCGAGTTAGTCGCAGCGCGAGTGTCGGCTTCCAAGATGGGTTTTTTCGTCTCGGAGTCCGGCGACGAGTACCAAGGAGATGGCACTGCACCGGACGGCACGCTCAATATGGACGTGCAGCCGGGGCAGTTCTCGCAATTGCCCGCTGGCGTAGACTTCAAGGCATACGATCCGCAGCATCCCTCGACGGCTTTTAAGGACTTTGAGAAAGCGATGCTGCGCGGCATAGCCTCCGGCCTCGGCGTGTCTTATACGTCGCTGGCTAATGATCTCGAGGCGGTATCGTATTCGTCTATCCGCCAAGGACTGCTCGAGGAGCGCGACCATTGGCGCACCGTGCAGCATTGGGTCATTGAGCATTTCTGCCAGCCGGTCTACTTGCGCTGGCTGCGACAGACGCTCGACTCTGGCGTGATTAACCTTCCGGCAAACAAGTTCTTCAAGTTCAGCGCGACCCAGTGGGTGCCGCGTGGCTGGCAGTGGGTTGATCCGCGCAATGAGGCGGAGGCGCAGATTGTTGCGATCAATAACGGACTGATGACACGCACACAAGCACTCGCAGAGCGCGGGCTAGACATTGAGGATGTGATGCGTGAGCGTCAAGCCGAAGAAGAGATGATCGCGTCGTTTAATGTAACGCTTCCGGGCGGCACTTCTCCGATTCCTCCAGAGGTGAGCAATGGCGGCTAAATACGACATCGTTTGCGATCAAGGCGCAACCTTCAGCCGTCAGTTGACATGGCTCGACGACTCATCAAGCGCGGTAAACTTGACCGGCTACACAGCGCGTATGCAAGTGCGCGAAACCGTCGAATCATCCTCTACGCTGCTGTCGCTGACCACGGAGAACTCGCGCATTGCTCTCGGCGGCACGGCTGGCACTATCACGCTAACCGTAACGGCAGCGGATACGGCAGCGGTCGTCGCCGGTCACTATGTCTATGACCTCGAGTTAGTCTCGGGCAGCACGGTGTATCGGCTCGTGCAGGGTTGCTTCACTGTAGACGCAGAGGTGACGCGATGACCGAGCGCATCATCGTTGACGAAACTTTGCAATCGGTCGTCATTGAGGAGTCGAACAACGAGGTTGTCGTTCGCACCGGCTGGCCCGATGGCGCGAAGAAAGGCGCGAACAGCGACATCACCTCGATGTCGGGGCTCACTGGCGGAGTTTCCACACCGACGTATATCGACTTTGCAGCGGCTGGTGCCACGGACGCGGAGCGCCGACTGGCGTGGAATCCCGACACCGGCACAGTGCAGATCGGCATGGTTGGCGGCAACGTACAGGCCGAACTCGGTCAGACGCTATATGCCTATGTTCACAACGCAGAAGGCTCGACGATTGCCAAGGGTAAGCCGGTCTATCTGTACCAAGCGACGGGCAACAAGGCATCGGTCAAACTGGCCTACAACACTACGGACGCGACCTCTGCCAAAACATTTGGACTCGCAGCGGAAAGCATCGCCTCGGGCGCAAACGGTCTAATCATCTGCCAAGGCGTGCTCGATAAGATCAACACGAGCGCATATAACGAAGGCGACACTCTATACCTCGGCGCGACTGCTGGCACGCTTACGGCCACGAAGCCGAAAGCACCGAACCACATGGTTTATGTTGGTATCGTTGAGCGGGCCAATGCTGGAAACGGGCAGATTTATGTCCGCGTGCAAAACGGCTACGAACTGGACGAAATCCACGATGTGCAGATCAACTCGCCCGCCAATGGGCAGTTGATTATTTACGATGCCGCCACGAGCCTTTGGAAGAATGCCAACCTCACGGCGGGCACCGGCATCTCGATTACGAACGGCGCAGGGTCGATCACCATTTCCGCGCCGGAGAACGGCACGGTCACAAGCGTAGCAACCGGCACTGGATTGACGGGTGGCCCTATCACCTCGACGGGCACGATCAGCCTCGCCAACACAGCCGTCAGCGCAGGGTCGTATGGGAGCGCATCCGCTGTGCCGACCTTTACGGTGGACGCACAGGGCCGACTCACGGCGGCATCGAATACGAGTATCGCTATCGCTAACACGGCGGTGAGCGGCCTCGGTACGATGTCCACGCAGAATGCCAACAACGTCACGATCAGCGGCGGCTCGGTCTCGGGGATTAGCGACCTTGCCATCGCAGACGGTGGCACCGGAGCCTCGAACGCATCGACCGCGCTCTCTAACCTCGGCGGCGTACCGACAGGGCGCACCGTAAGCGCAGGGACAGGGCTTTCTGGCGGCGGAGACCTCTCGGCCAATAGAACCATCAGCCTCGCAAATACCGCGGTCACAGCGGCCTCGTATGGCTCTGCATCACAGGTTGCGACCTTCACAGTAGACGCGCAGGGCAGACTCACCGCTGCGAGCAATACGTCGATCTCGATTGCTAACACGGCGGTTTCTGGCCTGGGCACGATGTCTACCCAGAACGCCAATAACGTCAGCATCTCCGGCGGCAGCGTTACCGGCATTACCGATCTGGCCGTGGCGGATGGCGGAACAGGCGCGTCGTCAGCCTCTGGCGCACGCACGAACCTGTTGCCGACTTACACCAGCAACGCGGGCAAGGTGCTCGCCGTCAACATCGGCGGCACGGATGTCGAGTGGATCTCGGCTGGCGGCGTGGGCACGGTCACGAGCATTGGTGTCTCTGGCGGCACGACTGGGCTGACCACATCCGGTGGCCCGATCACAAGTAGCGGCACCATTACGCTGGCCGGTACGCTGGCCGTTGCGAACGGCGGCACAGGCTCAACCACAGCGGGCGCGGCTTTGACCGCTCTCGGTGCTGCGGCCTCCGCCACGACCATCTCGGCTGGCACAGGGTTGAGCGGCGGCGGCGATCTGTCTGCGAATCGCACAATCTCGCTCGCCAATACCGCAGTGACGGCAGCATCCTACGGTTCGGCGTCCCAAGTTGGGACATTCACCGTAGACGCGCAGGGTCGATTGACTGCCGCATCGAACACGTCGATTGCGATTGCAAATACCGCAGTCAGTGGCCTTGGCACAATGTCGACGCAAAACTCCAGTGCGGTAACCATTCAACCCGCAGCATTGGCTACGCCGAGCAGCAACGG